TAATGTCTTTAATTTGTTCTTTTTCTAAATGGTTTAGAAAAAGAACAAATTAAAGACATTAAAAATAAACTTAAACTAAATACAAAAAAAACAACAGATGGAATAAATATTATTAACCATTCAGACATTGAAAAATTTTCGAAAGTTCAAGATAAAATAAAATTTTTAATGATAAGAAGAAGACACACTCTGGGTTTTATGGAGTTTGTAAGAGGGCATTATAAAATAGATAATATAGAAGGGATAATCTATTTATTTAAACAAATGGTACAAGATGAAATTAATAAAATATCAACAAAAGATTTTGATACCATTTGGACATATGCATGGGGAGATAAAAATAAAGTTAATAGAGACTCTGAATATAAAGTATCAAAAGATAAGTTTGAAAAATTAAAAGAAGGGTTTGATGAGATTTTAAATTTAGACTTTTATGTGGACAAAGTAAAACCTAAATACGATACACCTGAATGGGGATTTCCAAAAGGTCGGAGAAATTATCAAGAAACTGATTTAGAATGTGCATTAAGAGAATTTGAAGAAGAATCAGATATTACTAATAAAGATGTGACTTTATTGAACTTAAATCCCGTTGAAGAGAGTTTTACAGGTACAAATGGCGTATTATACAAACATGTATACTATCTTTGTATATCTGAGAATAAAAAATCTATTAGACTTAATCCAAATAATAAAATACAAACAGAGGAAATAGGCGATATCGGATTATTTAGTTTTTATGAAACTTTAGATAAAATAAGACCTTACCATACTGAAAGAATTAAAATAGTATCAGATATTTATATGTCAATAATCGATTTAGTATTAAATACAAATTAATATTAAAAAAATCTATTCTCAACTAGATTATGGATGTGAATAGAACTTTATTTAATTATGTTAGAGATCAAGAGTGGGAAAAACTACTTGAGGTCTTAAAAAAGAATGATGATATAGATGTTAATATAAGAGATAATAATGGCAACTATCTTATAACGTATGCAGTTCTTTTTAATAAAATAGATGTAGTATCACAATTAATACATAGTGGTGCAAAATTAGATGTAACTGACAATGATAATAGATCCATACTTTATACAGCTGTCAAATATGGTTATAAAAAAGTTTTAGAACTATTACTACATTTTAACAAAACTACTGTAGGGATATCTTTAGTTGATATACAAGATGTCAATAATAATATACCTATTCACTATGCAATATCTTCAAAAGAATACGACATATGTAAAATTCTAATTGATCATGGGTCAAATTTAAACATAAAAGATATTAATGGTAACACATCTTTGCATTTAGCAATATATTCAAGAGATTTAGAAATATGTAAACTAATATTAGAACATACAACTAAGATTAATTCAAAAAATAATGCAGGAGAAACACCTTTGCATCTTAGTTGTAACCTTGAGCTTTTAGATATCATAGAGTTTTTGCTAAAGAATGGTGCAGATGTTGATCCAAAAGACTATGAATACGAATATACCCCCTTACTTTATGCAGTTAGCAGAGGAAATAGTAGTATTTCTGCATTACTTCTTAAATATGATGCAAATCCAAACCATCAAGATTTTTATGGAAATTCATCTTTGCATTTTGCAATTTTAGAAAATAATACAGAAATTTTTTTACAATTAACTGAATCAAAATATTCTAAAAATAAAGTTAATTTTAATTTATATAATGCTGATTCAAAACTACCTTTACATTTAGCAATAGAGAAAAAAAATTCTCGTTATATTGATATTTTAATTGAAAAATCTAATTTGAATATTCAAGATTCAGAAGGAAATTCACCTTTGCATTTATTAGCTAAAACTTCTTTATGGATTCAATATAAGAATAAAATTAAAACTTCAAAAATGAATATATTTCTTAAAAATAAAAATAATAAAACAGTTTTAGATTACATTGATAAAGAAGATTATAGAGAATTTATAGATTTAATAGTAGAATCATATCTTTATAGATTAAGAAATAAACCTTATACTTGGAATTCTTCTTGGGAAAACATTTGTAAAAAAGAAGTGTTTGCTGATAAAATTTCTAGTAAAGAACTCAAAGAGTTTGAAAAAATTATTAATACTAAAAATAAAGAAGATTTATGTAAATCTGTAGTCACCAAAAAAATTCTAGATATAGCTACTAATAAACTTAATCCAAAAAAAGAAAAATCTTTTCCTGAAAAACAAGGATATGTACATTTAGATTTGGATAATAATAATAGTTTAGAATTTTGCACTTTTACAGGTATCACTTTAGATATATTAATCGGTTTAATAGTTGTTTTAAATAAACATAAAACTGCCACTTCTACTTTAACTCCTAATTTTGTTACTAATACTAATCTATGTGATTTTTATAAACAACTTGGTGTTGTCTCTGATACTAATTGTGAGTTTTTAAATTTTGAACTAATTTGGGTATACCATAAACTTTACTTATCTGATGATTTTTTTAATCAATTTAGAAAAAAAATGAATAAACCAAATAAAAGATTTATTATTATCCCTCTTGGAATTGAATTAAGAGAAGGTAGTCATGCAAACTATTTAATTTATGATAATCAATTAAAACAAATTGAAAGGTTTGAACCATATGGATCTCAAGCTCCGCAAGGATTTAATTATAATCCTTCATTGTTAGACTCAATACTTATGAATCGATTTGAATCTGTATTTGATATTAAATATGTTTCTCCTGATGATTATTTACCTAAAATAGGATTTCAAGTATTTGAATCCTATGAAAATATGTGCATAAAAATTGGTGATCCAAAAGGTTTTTGTGCATTATGGGCTTTATGGTATACAGATATGAGAATGAAATATCCTGATCTAGATAGAAAAATATTAGTAAAAGAAATATTTAAAACAGTAAAAGAAGAAAACAGATCATTTAAAAATTTAATAAGGAATTACTCGTCAAATGTTATCAAAAAAAGAGATGCAATTTTACAAAAAGCTAATATAAATATAAATGATTGGTTGAATGATAAATACACAACAAGTCAAATGAAAATAATTATTAATATTTTGAGAGAAGAAATTCAAAAACTAGGCTAATAATTTAGCTTGAAGTATAAAATAATACTTAGTAAAACTAATAAGAAAACTATAATATATATATAATTAGAACATTGTTTATTAATTTTTTTTTGATTATATATTTTAATGTATTTTTTTTTCATTTCATCAGAAGTCACTAATTTTGATCTTGTAATTTTATTTACTTCATTATGTATATTTACGACCCATTCTAATAAATTATTGTTATTTTTTAATACTTCATTATCAAGAGGAAATTTTTCAAGATGCTGATCAAAATTATCTGAACATGAATTACAAGGGAGTTTTTTTCCCAAAGTCATTAAAAAAGTTTTAGTAATATCTTTTTCTTGATTTGTGGGATCTTCTTTATAAGTTAATGCAGTTGTATAAAACACAAACCAGTAGTAATCACCCCATACATCCGGTGATACATCCATTATATAAATAAAGGTTATATTTTAATCTTTTTAATTTCTCCTCCTTGACTATACTCAATTATTGGTTTAGATTTATTTTTTTGAAGTAGCTCTAAAAAGTTTTTGGAATTAGTTACTTTTTCGTCATTTATTTTTACTATTATAGGTATGGTTAATTTTTTATTTATTATTTTTGGATAAATCTTTTTCCCTTTTAAAATAATAACCCACTTATTATTTTTAGAATACCCTTTTTTAATTAGATCTGATATGGAACTATCTATTTCACCTATTTTAAGTTTTAAATCAAAAAATAGTTTAGTATTCAAATCAGTAAAATCTAAATCTTTATGATTTATTAATTCAGATTCATATGGTATTATCTCTGTTTCTGATAAATTATAAAGAGGTAATGTTAATTTTATTTTATTAAAAATATTGGAGTTTGATTTTTGTCTTAATATTTCTAATTCTATATCTTCTTCAGGAGATTTATTTAATATTATAAAAGTTTCTAAAGGTAATTTATCATTATATAAATTATCTTTAATATCTTCTTTGTTTGAAATATTACTTATTATATCTCCAGGTTTTAAAATTTCATAAAATATATTTGTTGAAGTAACCATATATCCTTTATTTTTATTTCCATAAACTATTTCTTTTGTATTAATAGGTAAACAAGCTAATTCTAAGTTACCATTTAAATATTTTTTAATAAAACTTTTTATTACACTTGAATGTAAAAATACTAATTCTGTATTATTCTTTATTTTTAATAAAATTCCAACTAATTTCTCATTTACAATTAAAGGAGATCCTGAAAGACTATTTAGTTTGTCTATATTTGGAATTGTAAGTGAGTATATAAAAGGGATCTTTGGACCTGTAAAATCTATTTCTCTTTCTAATTTTTTATTAGCTATATTTATTTTAAAGTTTTTTTTTTCTGATCGAATAATATTGTTTTTTTTATTTTTTTTATATTTAAAATAATTAATAAACCCTTCATTTTGAAAGTCATCGAAAGATTCTGATAGTTCATCTAATTCAAATACATTATCTATATTATCTAAATTTTCCGTCTCATTATCTAAAAAAGATAAACTCAAATCGAATCTTGGAATAGTTTTTTCTATTTTAAGATCTATGTGATTGGAATTACTATCTAATAAATAGTTATTTTTTGATAATCCATGATTACAACTTATACAAAATATTTTATTTCTTATTCGAATAAATACAGCCTGAGAAACATTCATAAAGTCGCGGTTTTCTCCTATTAGGAGCATAGTATTTAGTTTTAATTTTAAATATTAATTAATTTTAATCAATTTTAATCAGTTTCAATCAGTATTTAAAAGCTATTTTTAGGTTATTTATATGTTTTTCTTCTATAATATCTTTAAGTTTTTCCCAAAATTTAGGGTCTTTCTTTTTATTTAAAGCAGATATCACCGTTTCTAAATTATTTATAAGCTTACTTGACACAAGAGATAGTTTTTTATATTTATCATCTCTTTTTAATAAAGCCCAGTTTACTTTTTTAAAATTATTTAATCTTTCTTTTAATTCAATTTCAGAGTAATTCAATGGATTGCATTCCATTATCTGATTTGGCATTACATTTGTTAGTGTAAATATTTCATTAGATTCTGAATCTTTTGAAAAATATAGAACTATACCTGCTTTTTTAGTTAATAAACTATCGAGTATTTTCAATTTAGGATGAAACTTCTTAAGTTTAGTCAATGAAAATAAATCAGGATTATTCAAATCACAGTAGTAGTCACCTGTTACATAAAATGCTAAACTATTATAACTATGAAGTAGAGATCTAACTATACCTTCTTTTACTGAATAATTGTATTTGAATTTTGATAAAACTTCATCATACCAACTTAAATCAACATCATCATTTCTGATATCATCATCTGTTTCAAAAGTCTTATTAATTTTTTTAAATAACTGATTTTGAAGATTTGTGTATATTTTTCTATAAGTTAAAGCAGTTTTAATATCTATTTTGTACATATTTGCAAGTGTTTCTGTTTGATCCATATCTTCTGAAAAACTATTGTCGTCATTTATAATTGAAGCTTTTTCTCTCTCTGTTAAAATTCTTCTATTTACCAATTCTCCTTTAATTTCCATCTTTTTAAACATTAAATAAACTTCAAAAGGTAATTCTTGCTTATCTAAATATTTAAGTTTAAAATCTTTAGCTATTTCAAATTCTTTCTCGATTTTTCGTTGTTTTTTATCTTTGTCTATATCTTGTATTTTGACGACTTTTTTCATAATATTAAATAAACCAATAAGATCACTTGTATCATCTGAGTAACTTTTTTGATATTTTACAAATAAGTTTTGATAGTAATTACCTTTTTTAATCTTTGAAAACCATCTGCTGGGAGATGTATTAGAAGAAGTTTGAAGTATAGCTATAATACTTTCCATTTCTTTTTCAACTCCATATTGCCGTGCAAATAGATAACTTATTATCATTCTTGGATCTTCAAGTTTTAACCTTTCTTTTAATTTGAAAACTCTGATCCCAAAATTAGTTTTTAATACTTTTTCTCCTTCTTTTATAATGCACCATATACTTCTAAGTTTATCTATAAAACTATCTAATTTGGGAGACTTAATTTGGTTATTATTATATTCTATTTCATTATTAAGTTTATTAACTATTGTACCCGTAATATTTCTTTTAAAGTTTAGTTCTTCCGGATGTACAATATAAAATTTCCCTTTATTATCTAAAACTGTATCTAATTCATATCCTGTTTGATACAAAATTTCAGGTTTAGAATCTTCATCATAGTCATAATGTTTTATGTTACCAATATAAGTTGATTTAATTTCTGGAGTTTTAAATTCTTCTTCATTGAGATCTTCTTTTAAAAGATCAAAAAATAGAGTTGAAACATTATCTATTGATATATTAAAAGGTGACTTAATATTTTCTTTTGACCCTTCCTCATAAGTATAAACAACAGTACCTGATTGTGTTCTACCAACTCTTCCTTTTCTTTGGAGACGACTTGATTCAGATATTTCTCTAACTATTAGTTTTGATTCACCTGTATTAAAATCATATTTTGCTATTTTTTCCAAACCGGTGTCTATTACAAATCTTAAACTACCTATTGTAATTGATGCTTCTGCTATATTTGTGGCAACAACAACTACTCTTGTGATCCCTTTTCCTATTATCTCTTCTGTTTCAAAAAAATAGTCTAAATCTAAATCTCTTGATAGTTTATGTTTGTTAAATTCTATATTTTGAACCATTACTTTTTTGTTTTCTTTCATTTTTGATAAAAAAGGGATAGCTAATGTATTATCAGGTAAGATTTTATTCAGTTCAATGATGGTTTCTCTAATTTCTTTTTCACCAGGTTGGAACAATAAAAAATCTCCTGAACTTGATTCCTTAACCATAGATGCGCAAATAGATACAGGATTTTGACCAGGTTTATAAATTTCATCTATTTTAAATCTTGTAGATAAACCAGGTGGAGATATATGTAGTCTTCTGTCAACATTAACTCTGTCAAGTTTGAACTTTTCTAAATCTTTATTAATAGGTTCAATTAAGTTGTCATTAATACTTCTATAGTATCTTCTATAAACAGGTTCATCATCATCCATAGTAGCGGATACTATAACTAGTTTTACTGTTGGATTATAATAAGTCGCATACTTCATCAAAGTTAATATTACATCCATATTAGTGTTATGTTCATGTGCTTCATCTACTATAACAATGTCGTAAATATTATCTTCAAAGTATTCATATTTTTTAATTTCTTCATTATACCTCCGTTTCTTTAAAAGAGGATTTTTTAATTCTGTCATTAATGTACCATCTGTGCATATTTTTAATGATAATAAATCATCTTTCGTTGTGTGTGAGTTTTCTTGATGTTTAAATTGTAAATTAAAATTATTCTCAGGGATATACTTTTTATAGTTATCATTATAACTTTCTATTGGAACTCCTAATTCCATGGCTATTCTTTTTGCATTACCTTCTGTTGGTGATATACGAGGTTGAGTGCATACAACACTTCCTTTTTCTTTATAGTCTACTGCTTTTAGAGCATACATTAATAGTTTAGGTATCTGTGTAGATTTACCAACACCTGTTGAACCTGTTACCAATAGTACTCTACTATTAAAGTATCTATGAAAAAAGTTAATTTGTGATACCCAATTCATTGCATAAGTCGTATACCATTTCTGAAACTTACTCATATAAGTGAAATAACTCATATCTCCATCTTCTGTTTTTATTCTTAATTCTGCAAATAGAGTGTTATTGCAAAAATGATAACAATGAGATAAATAGTCTAAATTTTCAGAAAAATATTTAGTAACATCTCCTGGTATAGAAGAGAAATCTTTTTTGCTTGTTTCAGGATTGGGGTTATAATATGTAAGTACTCCTTTTTTTATTAAACCGTCTATAACAGTTATAGGGATATTAATATAAAGTTCCACTAATAAAGATTCATTTAATATATCTAATTCTGAAGATTTATAAATATTTAATCTTTTTAAGTTTCCTTTTATATTAAACCAGTCTCTAGTTTTAAGTTGCAACCTTTCTAGAAATACATTTTTATTATCATCTGTTAAATCATCCCATAATCTTCCCATGCTTATATACTCTGAACCATTATGAATATGAGTTATTGATTTACTAAAATTATAAATATTTTTATCTGTTGTAATAATTTCTAATCCATTGACTACATTTGCTTTGGATGATATAATTTTATGAGATTTATAAAAACTGTCAAAAGAATGAACTAATCTATTTTTTGATATTGGTTTTCCTGACAAATTAGAAAATATAGAGTTTTTATAAGCTTTAAACTGATAATAAATAAATTCATACAAATATTCTGCTTTTAATGATTTAATAGACTTCCACACATAGTTTATTCTTAATTTATCTATATTCTCTTGTTCTTCTTCTAAATAGTCTGCATCAAATGGTTTATAGCCGTATTTTTTTGCTGTTGAAACATTTTTTGAATATTTATTAAAAAAATACATCATAGATACAACTATTTTAAAATATATTTTAATTGGTATATCATTACACGGAGAGTTTTTCGAGATACAGTCTTTTAAATGTTCCCAAGAATTTTCAAATGAATCATTATCTAGTTCATTATAACTCATATTATTCACACATTTATCTAAATTAAGCAATTTTTGAAGAACCACATAATATGGAGTTATTACTCCATTGAAATACACATCATAAATTAACCATTTATAATTTTTAATGGCATTAAAAACATAGTTTGAATAAAAGTTATAAATATCTTCGAAATTAATACCATGTTGATCTAATTCATTTTTTTCTAATAAAGTGGTATAATTTATGGAATCTACTGTTTTTAATTTTTTAAATTTTGTTTTTGTATCTTGAATAAGTTCATTTCTTATCGAATTATTTTCAGATGAAACTGGAAAAATATTAATCCAGTTGATAAATAGTTTATTTTTGACTCTTGATATAGTATCTAACAAAAGATTAAAATTATCTAATATATGTTCTCTGCTGAATTTTATTTCTTCTAAAGACGTTCTATTACATCTACCATATTGAATATTAGAATATAAATATTTAGGCTCATCTGTTTTTATGTCTACTTGTTGTTTCTTTACTAAATAAATATCTTCTAATTTTCTAATATCTGTTTTTTTATCTCCATTTGGGTCATCTATAAAAGGTAATAATAAAAGCAATAAAGATATTGCATCTCTATAATTATTAACCCTTAGTTGTTCTTTATGAGTATCAAAATCTGGATTTTTAAATTTAAATTTATTAGCAATATGTTCCAAAACTTTAATTAAAAGATCATGCAAAAAATCTTTGTCAGACGCTTCTAGATTTTTGAAAGTATTAGAAGTAACATTTATATAAAGTTCTTTATTAAAAGTATCATCAATAAAATTCATTTATAATATAATAAAGAAAATTATTAAATAATGAATTTTTATCGATTATTTTTAATAGTAATAGTTATATGGATAGTCTTGATAGATTAAATGGAGATATAGATAAACTTTTTGAAACAGGAGATTTTAAAATGTTGGATGATTATCTTAATAAAACGACATTGAAAGACTCTATTGCTCAAAAACTATTAGATTATCAAATTGTGCATGTTTCTAAATTATTAGGTTGTATGGGTATTAATAATACTATTTTTGATGGTTCTGATACAGGAACAGGTAAAACTTATTCTGCAATTGCATTATGTGCACAACTTAATAAAAAACCATTAGTTGTTTGTCCAAAACCTGTAATATCAACGTGGTTAAGAGTTATTGAATATTTTAATATAGATTACTATGGTGTTGTTAATTATGAATCTTTTAGAAATTGCAAATATTATAAAAAGAAAGATATTAAAGAGTTAAAAAATTCAGATTGCCCTTTTATAAGTCAAGATAAAAATAATAAATATAAATGGAAAGTAAATAATGATTGTATAATTATTTTTGATGAAGCACATAGATGTAAAAATAAAAAAACTCATAATGGCAATTTACTGTTATCTTTAAAAAATAGTGAGTTATCTAAAATTAAAAAACTTATATTGTCTGCTACTATTGCTGATACTATTGAAAATTTTGCATGTTTTGGTTATGTATTAGGGTTTTACGATAAAATGACTAAATCAAAAGCTTGGGTGCAAAATATTTTAAAAAAAAGTAAAAATACAGGTGTTAAGTGTATATATGATGAAATTTATCCAAAATACGGGTCAAGAATGTTAATTCATGAAATTTCCAATTTTCCTAAAACTTCTGTCATTTCAGAAACTTACACTTCTAATAAATACATTAAATTAAACAAATACAGAAAAAATATTTTAGAATTAGAAAATAACAATAATAAAGATAAACTTATTAAAATTACAGAACTATTACAAAAAATGGAATTAATAAAAATACCTATTTTTATTGACCTTGCAAAAGATATGTTAGCAAATGGATTTCATATAGTAGTATTTTTTAACTATCTATCTAGTATTGATAAATTCATTGAAGATATTAATTTAGATGAAAAATATATTAAATCCATAAAAGGAGAAACTACCCAACAAAATAGAGATAAAATAGTAGATAAATTTAGAAAAGATAAGCTTAAAATAGTAGTTGTATCCAAAAAACTTCAAGAAGGGATATCTTTTCATGATATAAGAGGTAAACACCCAAGAGGAAGTTTAATATCACCAAACTATTCAAGCCAAGATTTAATCCAAACATTGGGCAGAGTTAATAGAGCAGGAAGTAAAACTAGATCAATACAAAAAATAGTATTTATAGCAAATAGTTTTGAAGAGTCTATAGCTGAAAAATTATCTAAAAAGATCAAATTTAATGAGAATATAAATGGAATAGATTTTAAAATTAATTTGTAGCATAATTTATGGATCCTGTCGTGGAAGATTATCCTAGAAGTGCCAAGAATTTTAATTGTCTTGGACCATGTTATAGACCTGGTGTATTTGTTGTTCATCCAATCACTTTAAAACATATTACAAATAATGATTATCCTTTTTGTCCTGTTAATGAATGGGAACATGTTAATCCTGAAACAGGGAAAAAAGAGATTAGATCGACTGATAAATGTTTTGATCCTATAAGATCAGGTACTGTAAGCAACTATGAATTGTCAATGAATATAATTACACCAAAAATAGATTTTACATGTGAAAGTTTTCTAAAAATCTATTATAATATTTATTCAATGGAAAGTACTTTAGAATGGTTAAAAGATAATTCAGATGTAAGTTATTTTACAAAAAGAAGAGTATTGGATTGTGCATGGATTGCTTATGGTTTTAATAACTATATTTTAGACGATCGATTAGTTTTTTTTTATTTGGATTTAGTCAAAGAACAAAGGTTGAATGATATTTATAATAAATTTTATAAATACATATCTGTTGATAAAGATAATGTTTTTTTTAAAAAAAATATCGATGAAAAAGATTATAAAAGAGACAAAAAAATAGAATTCATTAAATTAAAATTTATAAACTATAATAATTTTAATAAATTTCTTAATCAATATATCGAAAAGTTTGCTTCTAAAAAAAACAAAGTAGAATCTCATTCAGAAAATATAATTTACTTATTTGAAGAATATTTAGAAAAAAAAATACAATTAAGTTTTTAAAATATCTATCCTAATTTTATATGTCATTTAGTACAACTTCACCTTTCCCTGGTTCAGATACTTTAATAATAAAACCACAAAGAACATCTTTAATAGATTATACATTAGAAACTACAACGCCATATTCGGAGCAACCTTATATGGCAAGTATGGATTTGACTTATTCTAAACCAGTTATTGCTCTTTATGAAAATCTTAATTCTGATCCAAGACTGCATAAAAGAATGACAAATTTTTATAGATACAAATTTTTGGATGAATGGGTTGACAAGGATCTTGATTATGTTTTAAAATACTTTAAAAAAGATTTATCTAAAGATCAAAAATTAAAAATTCTTGAAAATGAAATCTTAACTAAGAATAAAGTTTATTCTATATTGTTATCTTTTTGTTCAAATTCAAAAACAAATTGGTATGATTTATATAAAAACGAAAAATATTTAAAAGAAGCATTTAGTATTGCTATTCGAAAATTATTAAAAAAAACTGGATATGCGTAAGACATATAATTATTATTGATAAATATAAAAGACGAACAATGCTTTTTGTTTTTAATATACTTGATCTTTAGTGTATTAAAAAATTGTTTTAAAAAATTAAAATAATATCTTATGTAAATAATCTAAAAATGGAGTTATCTAAAAAATTCGAAGATTCGTTTTTAAACTACTCAAACGCTTTAAAAGAAGCAAAAGATATATATGGTAAACAAACCATAATTGCTATTGAAATAAGAACGAAAAAAGGAATTGAATATGAATTAATAGTTAAAACTATAAAAAAAGTTACTAAACTATCAAAATTAATAGGCTGTGAATATTGCCACTACTTGCCACATTTATTAGATTCAGAATTATATTTAATATGTTTGGACCAAAAGAGTTTAATTAATTTAATTAATAGATTTTCAGTTAATTGTATAGTTTTAGATAGAACTCATTTAAACTCAAAACTTATTAAACCCAAATATAAATTTTTTAATAAATTATTCAAAAAAAGTTTTGTATTAATGTAATAAATTAATTTACTATTTTATTTATTTTAATTATAAAAACATATAAGATCTATCGATTCATATAAAACTATTTATCTTAAACCAAAAGTTGTAGTAATACTAGGTAAAGCACGTCTTCCTGCATTATTTACATTTATTGGTTGAGGAAGTGGGGATAATGGTTCATTTAAATTTTTTAAATATCCATAATACTGTTTAAGATTACTTATTAAGTCAGGAAGTATATAATTTACAGTATCATGATTTAGTTTTTTAACTTGCCTAATAGGATAATCACAACAGAATCTAGCTTTTAATCTATAAACACTTGTCATTGCTATTAATAAATCTTTTTCATCTTGATCAACATCTAATTTAAATTTTCCTTTACTTTTGTTAAATACTTCTTTTTTTATTTTTTTTTGGATTCTTCTTATGTTTTTATCAGAAAAGAATATTCTACTAACTTCTGAATCCGAACCTAAATCTTTACCAGCTTGATCTATATACACATCTTTTTTTCTATGGTGATCTTGAGATAGTAAAAATGAACTTCTTAACATATTATCTTGAGTCATTGTTTCTCTTCTTAACTTTGGTATCCCTTGTCCCTTATCATAATGAAGACTATCTTCTTTTCCATAATAAGGTGGAGCTGTAGTAAATTCAGCATATTGCATATAATTAATAAAAGAAATTAATTTATTATGTTGACTAATATTATAATATGACTTTTTATCTCTATTCGGATAAACCTGTTTCAAAACCTGAAAGAAGAGATATGTATTATTTCGATAACAATTCAACTACTTTAATAGAAGATAGCTCAGTTATGAGAGAAATGACTAACTGGATAAGTTGTGCAAACCCATCTAATATTCTGCATAAACTTGGTAGAGACGCACGTGAAAAAATAGAAGAATGTAGACATTTCATTGCTTTTGATATGAAAGTTGGTCCGTCTGAAGTATATTTCACATCAGGTGCTACAGAATCAAATAATATGGTCATTTTAGGTTTAGTTAGACAATATTTAGCTAAAAAAAAGAAATTTACCATTATAACATCTTCTTTTGAACATCCCTCTGTTTTTGAGGTTTTTAAACATTTAGAATCTGAAGAATATTTAGACGTTGTTTTTGTTAATCCTTGTTCTAACAATAATAGTCAAAACTGTGGAAGAATATTGCCTGAAGATATAGAAACAGCAATTCAGAATGCTAAATCACCTGTTAAATTGGTGTCTATTATGTATGCAAATAATGAGACTGGTGCAATTAATGATGTTGAACAAATTGGAAAAATATGCAGAAATAATAAAATCTTTTTACATTGTGATGCTACTCAGGCAATGGGTAAATATATAATTCATCCTAAAAAACTTAACATACATGCAATGACTTTTTCAGCTCATAAATTTCATGGTCCAAAAGGTGTTGGTTGTTTATTTTTAAATAAAAAAATGAGATGTCAACCTGAAATTTGTTATGGTGGTGAACAAGAATCACATAAAAGACCTGGAACTGAAAATGTTGCAAATATTGCAGGTATGACACAAGCTTTAAGATTAGCACATCTAAATAGAGAAGAAAAAAATAAAACTTTAATTGACAAAAGAACTTATATAGAAAACAAACTCTCAAAATATCTTCAATTTAGAGTTTTAGGTTGCAAAGAGTTTAGATTGCCTAATACTATATTATGTTTAATTGATGATTTAGGCAAATGTAACAAAATTTTAGTAAAAGAATTAGATAAAAAAAATATATGCGTGTCTATTGGCTCCGCATGTCAAACTAAAAAAGATATGTCTCATGTCTTAAAAACTATGGATATTTCACAAGAACAAGCTAAAAAGATTATAAGAATATCTTTATCTGATTATACAACTGATTCAGAAGTTAGATATTTAGTTCAGAATTTAATAAAAATAGTCAAAAAATTGTCAAAAAAAGAGAATAAATTAAAAGTATAAGTTATGTATTATATTAATAATAATTTTAATAAATTTATACAATTTGACAATTCTCTAAGCTTAAAATTAATTAAAGAAAATTTTTATTATTCTGATTTAGTTGAATTCATTAAATTATTACTCAATATAAACAAATTTAAAATAAATAGTTATAATCTTAATTTAATATTAATTTTAGGAAGTTTGTCTAACAGACTCATGAATTTAGATTTAGATTTTAATAATGAAAAAGTGAAATCTAAATTTGAGGATATAATAAAAGATTTTTTCGGTAGGAACTATATTCTTAAAAATGATTCTTATGAGAAATTCATATATTTGATAAAATATAACAATCCTAATATTATTATAAATAATAAAATATGTTTAACTGAATATGTTTTCAAATCAAATAATAATTTTATAAAATATCTATTGGGTAAGAGTTTATTCTATACTAAGAGTTTTTATAATGATTACTTATCAAAACTTTCTAATTTAGAGTTAACAAAAAGAGCAGTCTTTTGTGATAAATATTTTTTGGATTATCTTATTAAAAATAATAGATTTGAATATTATATAGGTCTATTATCTGAATTAATTTTTTATGGTCGTCATAAAGAAGCAATAGAGATTGCAAAAGATCAAAAACTTATTTATGATAATGAAGAATTCGAGTATTATTTAAATCTTACTGAAGGAGTTATTAAATCTATTTATTTCGAATATATGGATATAGAACACCATAAACTGAATATATCACATGGAATGATGTATGTGTTTAGTGATATTAATGATTTGTCACGAAGGTATACAGATGATTTTACTTCTACTATTAAACTTGCAAATAAATATCATGCAAAAACTCCTTATTTAGAATTAAGTCTTAATTTTAAAAAAAAATTTAGAGAATGTGTTGATAGTTTAATATTTACTACTGCAACTGAAGAAACTATTAATTCTCATAAAATAACAGAATCAAATATTAATACTTTAATAAATTTAGGATTGCCTTTGACTGAAAAAAATGTTATTAAACTAATTCAGACTTATCATAATGTATCTAAAGATGTTTTTAACTTTGAGATTACAAATGAAATGCAAAATCTATGCGATAAGATGTCTTTTTATCCTACTGGTTTAAATACAGAAACAAAAGAGTTAAAAAAGAAAATAACTAAATATTCTACTTCTAAAATATTAAAAATAGTAAAAGATTATAAATCCAAAAATAAAATTATTAATCAATATGTATTTGATCAAATATGTTCTCGAAAAGCACCTGAAGCAATTTTATTCTGTTTAGAAAACTTTAATGTTCAGCTCAAATCTGTAACATGTAGTATGTCTGCTTCAAATTTATTAAATGAAATTTATATTCCAAGTTGTGAAATATATTTTAAAAAAATTAATTATTTTCAAGATAAAATAAATCAAATGGAATCTTTGATGACTAAAAAACAATTAGAAAAACTTAACTTTAATAAAATTAAAGAAAAAGAAAACGAATCTCATGATAATGATGATGAAGAAGATGAACAATTTAACCAAATAAAATTGCATGATAAATCCAAGGAGAATCTTCCAATTAAAAAAATTAAAAAAGTCAAAAAATATTAACTCATAAATATTGCAAATAATTAAAATCAAATTTAATATTGTTTTTATATTCAAGATCATACATAATTTCTTTTTTGTGTATTTCATCATATTTATTTTGTTTGTTTTGTTGCATATATTCTTTAATATCTGTTAATATGGGTTGTTCCATTTTTTCTTTTAACTCTTTTATTCTATCTTTCATAACTATGCATATATTTATTTGTTTTTTATATTCATTTGAATTATTTTCTGTAAAATCAGTATTTATAGATTTTGTTTCTTTTGATTCTTTTGATTTATTATGATTTTTAACAATTTCTTTCCATAATTTAATTTTATAAAGAGACATAATATAAATAAATTAAATAATTTTTAAATAAATTAAAAAACAGTTTATAATAGAATTAACTATTATCAACCTAAAATAAGTTTTTTATCCGCATAATATATGTTTTTTATTTACATAATATATGTCTCAAGGCAAAATTCATCACTTCTGATTGGTTCGCCTGCTTTGAACTTTTGAGTTATATTCTCAAATCGTGAATAATGATAAAGTGTTGATGTTGGTACATCTTGATGTATTAAATCATTTGAATATGTGTTTGTTTCTTCTCTAGTCATAACAGATGAATAGCCTGGAGTTTTACTTGATCCTAAATACATAACAAATTTGTAAGAGTCTGCTTCTGTTTCTTGTACTACTATTCTACCTTTTGTAAAATCTCTTGTATCATTTCTTCTTAAATTATTAAGTTCGGCCTCATCTAAATAAGTTCCAACTCGATTATTCATAAACATAGTGAAATAGTTTGATAAATAGTAACCTATATTTTTAGAAGCATTAGGACTATTGGCATCTGTATATATTTTGGTTATTAAACTCATTACTGATTCAGGTGGTCTAACTCCTCCAGCATTTTCAAACCTTTTTGAAAAAGAGTTTGGGTTTACTGTTTTTAAGAAACTTTTAAAGACTAATTTTTCAATATCTTCTTCTTTAAATTCTTCACCTCCAATTCGGTTTGAGTATATTTTGTATCTTGGTTTATTACTTGGCTTATCACCAACTTGATAAAGTTTTTTATCTTCCTTAAAATTAGAATCAAATTGTACAAGAAAACCTTCATTTGGCACATAGTATTCTATTCCATCAATACAGTATCTCCAGAAAGTGTTATTATTTTGTTTAGATATTTCTTTTACAAAAAAATTCTCATCAATTGCAAAATTTCTGAAACCAATTTTACATTTTTGAAGAGTATATAATGCACTTATCATTTGGAAAAATACAGATAACCATACTTGTTTAGTGTGAAATCCTGTATTAACCATTCTATGCACATTACCATCTCTTTCATATGCTTTAGAAGCCCACTCGTATATATTATAGTGTGGTGATTCAGTTAAAGCAACTAAAACTCTTCCTGAATAGTCTCTTGGTCTTTCTCTTAAAGCTTCTTCAAGATCATTAATATTAACTTTTCCTTGAGAAGTGCAAGTTGATTTGTTTTCTTTAGCTTCTTTGAGTTTATTAAAATCTATTTTAGAATCTTGTTCAACAAAGTAAGAATACATGTTTACAAAATTTGGACACATTCTTCTTTTTAATATTTGTTCTCTTACGTATTCATACCAAAATATTTCTCTCCATATGTTGTATCTAGCAGGATCATTTCTTTGAGAGTTTACTTTCATAAAGTATTCTTCAATATTCATTTTATAAATCCTAATATTTATTGACACTGAGTTTCTTGCACATATTACAGATCTCTTTGAATCATCATATCGAATTGGATAACATGACTTATATATTAAAGTGTTTTCTGGTAGATTTTTATAAGGATTTGTTGCATATGCTTTTGTTACATTTGGATTTAATCTAATGAATTTTAAATAAGATACCAAACAAGATTCACCACCTGTACCTGTTAATCGAATATCTTCTCCATCATGATTTTTTATAAAGGTTGATCTTATAAAATCATTTAATGTTAATCTTTCTGATAAAGTATTATAAGTTTCTTTTATATTATCAATTGGTAACATATCTTCAAAAATAGAAGATAACTTTGCATGATCAATATCAGGTCCGGATACATCTATATTATATTGTTTTATTATAGGAATATCATAATTGGGATCATACATTGGTCCCACTTGACCAGGATGAAAAGCACCGGGATAAGGTGATGTCATTGGATTACTTGTCATCATTGATGGGAGATTGTAAGGGTTTTGTGTTGTTATTGGTGTCCATAAAGAAGGATGCACTTTTGATGGTTTTTGTGGCGGTTGACTTGGTTGATATACTGTTAAATCTACCAATGGTTCTTGTTGATCAGTTGATTTAAATTGTGGTGGTGGTTTGGGTCTAGCTTCTAATTCTTTTTTCTTTTCAATAAAAGCTTTTTTTGTTTCATGTGGAATATCTGGTTCGTTTATAGTATGTTTAAATTTAGGGATTATTTTGCTTCCCCCACCTTTTTGAGAAAATATTTTTTTTTTTTTTCGCCACCACCCATCATAGGTTGACTAATAGGTCCAAGAGGGAGCCCCATAGTATTTCCGTCATATCCGGATGGTAACTGAATGTTTGGCATGGTATTACCTGTTGGCAAACCATTAAGGTCATAACCTTGAAGTCCGCCAAAATTATAACCAGGATTGGAGGGACCAAAACCCATATCCATAGGTTGCATTCCTGAGTAGCTTGAGTAGTTTTGCATACCCATATTCATACCCATTCCCATATTCATACCCATTCCCATACCATAACTGTTTCCTGTCATGTTAAAACCATTTACATCAGGAAGTGAGTTTTGGTAAATATCAGGTAAAGGACCACTATAATCATTTGGAAGTCTACTTAAAATAGCATTTTCAAGAGAGTTATCTGGCCTCATACCATCAGGTATATTCTTTCTCATTTTGTGTCTAATTTTCTTTGAGTTTTTCTTTTTTGATTTAGTTTTTACTATTTCTTCACTTTCAGAAGAATCAGAATATCCACCGACAGAGTAAGTTTCTTGTGATTGACCGTTCAATAGAGATCCTAATCTGTTAGTTGGTACTTGTTGCTGTTGCTGAATGCTTTGTGGATTTTCATTAAAAAGATTTTTTAAACTATTTCCTGAATCTCCCATAATTTCAGCTTCTAATTCTCTGTCTAATTCTGATAATTCTGATGTTGAATTTTCACTATTGTCAAAAGCCACTCCTTCTTTTTCTTCCATGAATCCATGTTCATTAGGAGAATCATCTTCATCATCTTCATCATCATTTTCATTGTTATTTTCATTATCATTATCAGGAGATTCATCTTCATTTTCATCTTCAGGTGAATCATCTTCATGATCATCTCCATAATCTCTTACGATTTCTTTATACATATCTTCTTCGGAATCGTGTTCAAAAGCTGATTCAGTGACTTCAAGAGAAGCCATTCTTAATTTTCTAGTTCCTGACCTTGCAGAGACTGTTTTATAGTCTTGATCAGAGTCAGATTCGGTTGGTGAGTAAGATTTACTCTTCATATTACTTCTTTTAGAGTTTTCTGTTGAAAAAGGTGAAACACTGAAATCCATTCTATTTAATATAAATCTTGTAAAGAAATTATTTTTTTTTAATATTTCGTAAGGTGTAACTATATCGTTTGAGTTTGCTAAATAATCTACTTCATCTAAACCTGTAAAAGAATCTTTCTTATAACTATATTTAGTTGGAATAATCTCGTTTATAAGTTTATCTAAATCATTATTGAGTTCTTTATTATTATTTTCATAGAATAATCTTAGTTTAGTTAAAAAATAATGGACATCATAATATGGATTTTCTCTAACATTTGGTAAATTAATATTCCTTATACTATTTCCTAAAGTTGATCTATAGAAGTTTGTTATTTTAAGATGAATTCCTGAGTTTATTTTAAAGATTACATCTTTTAATTTTAAGGTTTTTTCTTTCGGTTCTCCTATATATAAAAATATGTTATCCAGATCTAAATCATTATGTCTAAATTCCGGATGAACTTCCTGTATTGTTGCTAGAGTAAATAAAACCATAAATACTATATGTTTTATGTCTTCCTCATTAAAATCTTTACTTATTAAATAATCACTTAGTTTTACTTTTTTAAAATAATGTTCCATAACTTGCACATAAACTATATCTTCATCCTTTAAAATTAAATGTTCAGCAATATCTTTATTAAGTTTTTTTAACTCCTCATAACTTACTTCAAAATTAATAATTGGTAATATTGTATAGTTCATATTCTTTTTACTAACCAATTCAGATAAAAGATACATAGATTTAGCATCTGCTAATTCACCTGAATATTTCGAATTATTAGTTTGTTTAGAAACAGCAATAGTAGAAGAATAGGATGTTTCTGATTTTCTTTTAAATAAAAATCTTCTACTATCATTTCCCATAAATTTAACTTTTGCATTTAGTATATCTTTTTTAAATTCATCTGTAATATTATCTTGTTTAACATCTTCTATTTCAATACTATTTTTATTTATAGGCGACATAATGTAACAATTCTTCTTATTCGTATTATATACAAAATCAAATAAAGTGTTTAGACGATAATCGATACTATTATAATTCTCCATCTATTTCTTATATAAATAAGAAATAAAATTAATAAAAAATTTAATAAAAATATTAATAAAAATATTGATTAATCTGAAGTTTCTGGAATTAATACATCTTCAGAACTTTCTATTTTAATTTTTTTTACTTTTCTATTATGTTCTGATTTTTTGGTCTTTATAATTTTGTCTATTTTAGGATTTATTTTTAAATCTGATTGATAATTACTTGTTGTTAATATCTTATTTGATGCTTGAGTTTGTGTATCTATATCTTTTACTCTGAATTCATCAAAATAAGGGTCTTCCATTAATACATCTCTTGGAATTAAATATTCTTTATTTATTAAAATTCTACCTTTATCACTTACATATTGACCTTTTTGATATTTTTTAGGAACAATTCTGTTAACAAAATCTTTAGATTCTTTAGGTATTTCTGGATCTAACATAAACTGTGGAAAGAACCCTTTTTTGATGAGAGTATTAAAAAAGTAGTGCATATCATAATATCTATTTTGTTCAGGGTTAACATTAATTTTAGTTGTCCAATTATCTGAAACTTTTGAATTATTAACTACATCAGGAATACATGCAAAATCAAAATCCCATATCTTAATTTGATAACCGATTGATGGTATTTTAAATTTCTGACCATTAACTTTATAAGAATAACAACTTTTTTTTTTAACAACTTTATGTAGTAATACATTGTTAGCTTTTAGATCATTGTGTCTAAAAGAAGGATATTTACTTTGAATAACAGCTAATACAGATATTAGTTGAAAGAATATAACTTTCCAACACATAGGGGTAAACTGTTTATAATTATTCCTTAAATAATCCAAAAGATCTCCTTTATTTGCCCATTCTGATACTAATATAGATACAGTGTTAAAATAATCTCCTTTTTTATATCTTTCAATAAACTCTTTATATTTTCTATTCTCTTCAGGTACAATTGAATTTTCAATTAAACTTACAAAAGGTTTAATATCTGTATTAAAAGTAGCAATTGGTAAAATAATATGGGGAGTTTGTTTTTTCACCACAAAATAAGACAATAATCTTATCATCATAAGTTCTGCATTTTCTGGTCTATCTATATTATACATATTCCCATATCTCTCTCTCTTTGGATAAGCTACAACTTTTACCCCATAATGTAAATTACCTCCTTCGGGACTTGATATTATTCCTTTAAAAGTATGTCCGGTTGTTCCACTTTTAACATATTGTAATTTTCCACCTAATTTATTTATAACAGAATAGAAATTTTTTAATTTTTTATTTAGTACATATTTTGTATCTTTTGTTTTTTCGTCATCACTTGAACTATAAGGATTTATAAAAGCCTCTGTGTCAAGAGTTTTATCATAAATAATGTTATCTAATTCTTTACCCTCTAATAGAATTTTTATGAAATCTAATCGAAAAGGAATTGTATCGTGCTTGCGATCTTTATGTGAAGATAAAGTAGATAAAGTGCTAATATTACTTTTAGAATCTATTTTTGAATCCATTTATATTCATACTTCTTAAATTATACATAAATATAAACGCTTAACTAAATTAAAGATTTATAATTAAAAATTATTTTTTTTTATACCTTTTACAGAGTTCTCTAAAAACATAAGTCTTATCATTTGAATCAAATAGTTCTATATTTTTAATAGTTCCATTATTATTTAACTCTAAAATTGTCCATGGACCTGTCCACCCTCTACATCTTTTTTGTAAAAGTTTTTTTAAAATTGATACTACTTTTGTTTCACTTATTTTTGATTCAAAATTTGGCGAATAATCTTTTACTATTTTTTTTGCAAGTTTTGTAAGTTTACTACTTTTTGTAGCTAATTTATATAATTCTTCATTTCTGCTATCTTTTAATATTCTTAAAGCATCTACTCTTTTATCATCTTGTTTGTATTTAGCTAAAGTTTTTTCTATATCAGGCACATAACATTCAGACTCTTTAAACTTTTTATCTATTTTATTGTAGTTCTTATTTACTTCTTTATAAGATGATTCTTTACCAAGGTTTTTAATTTTACCTATTTTATCTAAAACTGAACTAAAATTATTCGGTAGTCTCTTCATAATATTAATCAATAAAATAAACTAAAATTATTAATAAATAAAATTTTCTAAAGTTTTATCACGTTTAATTTCTTCTTTAGTTAGTTTTTTATCTTTAGTTGCTTCTAATACAGTTTTAACATCTATTTGTGGTACTCTTGGATAGCATTTAAAATGGACTAGTTTGTTGATATAATCTTTTTTATAATCACATGGATAATATTCTGCAAGTTGTAAATCAACACTTGAACCCAATATGGATTGATAAGATTTAGGAAGAAGATATGAAAAATCTCTTGGCAATACAGATAATAATTGCTGACAAGGACTTAATATAGGTAAATCTGTAAATTTATATTTTGAGAAAGTAATATCTTCTGTTTTTGATTTTTTAACATAGTTATACAAATCAGATATGAAAGGAGCTACTTGGTATGGATATTTCCATGAATAAGATGGACATTTATCAAAATAATACATTTGAATCCATCTCAAAGCTCTTAAATATTCGAAACATATCTTATCTAGTTGTCTTTTATTTGTATAATCTACACAAAAATAATGCTTATAGTATCTAGCTTTATATTCTTCGTGTTTACCATCACCTAATTGAACAGGATCATCATATTGAAGCCCTTTCATATTTTCTAGATTCCATAATTTATATTTAAGAGTGTCGGGAGGATTAGGATTAATTCTCTTTTTTTTTATAAAATTTACTGTTTTAGGCAAATATACTTTAAAGTATTTGTCTTCTCTCACTGCAAAATACTCTAATAATTCATCGAATATTATTGGATTAATAGTATAATTTTCTTTTATTGATTCAACTAAAGGTTGTTGATATTTGTCTAACAAAGAAGAATATATTTTAAATATCTCATCTAAACCTTTAGTTGTAAAATCTAATGATGGTATATGAGGAATAAAATCATTACCTAACAAATAACAAAGAAAAGTATAATCATTACATACTTGTTCTTGTGATATTTTTTTATTTAATCCCTCAGTTTTAACTTGTTGCATTATAAAATTATAAACACCATATCTAATGCGATCAATCGATGCATATTGAAGTTCTTGTGCAACATCTTTTACTGGATCATCATTTTCGTAATCTATTCTAACTTTTGGTTTGCCAAATTCAGTGGCTTCACGAAGAAGATACATATTTTTTCTTTGACTTGCAATTGCTAAAAAGATGAGATCTGCATCCAATCCATAGATACAATAAGAATCATTATCTAATTTAGGGTTTTTAGATTTTTCTCTGATATCTTCCATAATTTTATGTTCACCTTCACCTGGGGTATGGTAAGAAGAATATATTACTTTTATTTTTTTCTGTTTCTGCAGTTTGACACAGTAATCTAACAATTTTTTATGAAGTCTTTCCATAAATTCTGTACCGGGTGTTATCACAGTATTAAACCATCTGTTTGGAGGATTTATGTTACAAGAAGCTGAAATATTTTCACGTTCTAAAAGATCAGGTATTGTACTAAAACGACGATATCTTTGTTGAGTTGATTTTGCAGATGGTGCTACACCATCAACTGAAATCATTACTTGTTTTTTTGGTCCAACCACGTCTATTACATATTGTAAATAGTTTAGAATTCGACCCATCATCTTTTCCTCCAATTTTTCTTGATTTGTAAAATTAGGATAGAAACCTAATACTATAAAACACATTGGATGAAAAAGACAATTTGAATCAATATAAAGATTATCTATCGGTTTATCAGGATCATTTGTAACTACATTACTTTTCTTAAGTTTGGTTGTTAACCATGAAAAAGCTTTAGGAACTCCCATTTGTATAGTTATTACTCCTAATATTAAAAATAAAATCAAACTTATTTATAATAATAAATTAAATATAGTATACTAATATATATGAACAGTGATAATGACAGTGTTTTTATTAAGAGTACTGTATCTGATGTAGATGCTCTTTCTGCAACTTCTGATGCTTTTTTAAATAATGAATTCTCAGCAACCTCAAGTGCACCTATTCCCAAAAACTTTAGTCTTAATAACTTGGAAACTAGTGTAAGTGAACTTAATCACACGGTAAATGATACTTTAAACAACAATCAACTACCTATGGATCTTGAACAAGAATTAAAAAAACTTTTGACCGATACAGAAAATCAAGCTGTTATTGTTGGTGGTGGTCACTCTGCTAAAAAATATAAAATCAACGAGGGTAAAGCTTATGGTAAACGTACAAGAGGTGTTAAGAGTTATGAAACTGAAAGAGATGTAGTTCACAATTCATCTGTTATTGCAGATTTTTCTCTTGATGAATCTTCTGAAGAAAATACTAATAATGATGTTGTAAAAAATAATAATGAAGAAAAGAAAGTAAAAAAGAATGATCCACTTAAACCACATCGAGAATTTGTAGCTTATATTCAAAAAAAGATGGGTGTTAAAGGAGGACCTACTCTTCAAGTTTTTGCTAAAATGTACAAAGACGTCGCAAAAGATACAAATCCTGATAAATCTTCTTTAGAACTTACCAAAGATGCCCAAAAACTTTTTGATAATGATTCTAAAGAAGAAAGAGAAATGAAATATCAACAAGCTGTACAAAAACTTGCTGACAAAAAGAAATAAATAAATTAATTAATTTAAGTCAAGACATTGACAGATACATCTTCTAATATTTCAAGAACTTGGGGTCTAGCTGGATAATTTTCTTGGAATTTTTTAAAAGCTTTTGACGCCCCAATATCAACTCTATATAATTTTTTATTACAAGCAGGTGATATACCTTGTATTATAAAAGGTGTATGTCCTATTACCATTCTTTCTAATCCTAAAATTTCTAATGCTCCATCCAAACTTTTTCTGCAAGTTTCATTGTAATTGTCAGAAGTTACATTTGCATCTGATGGAATTGCTCCAAGTATCCTATTCCAAAATAAAGAATCAGATCTGTCCATTATACTCGATATGAATGATGTATTTTCAGGGTTAATCAAACCAAGAACCCAATCTTTAACAGCATTATCTATTTTAATTAAAGTTTCTCTTGAAGGTGATTCGCCAACTTCTATTCTTCTTAAATATTGTTCAATGACTCCTGCATGTGCAAAAAGAGTTGACCCAACAACTACTACAGATAGTCTTGAACAACCTAGAATTTTAGAGTAATTACCACCTCTTTCAAAAAATTTAATTCTACCTTCTAGACCATCTTTTATAGTTCTTCCATTAAGATTAATATTTTCAAATTGATCTATTCCAAGTTTTGAAACATATCTCATATCTCCATTCATATTCATTAATTCATGATTTCCATATAACGATATTACCATACCACCCTGTTGAATAGCTTTTAGATGAAGATGTGTGAAAAAATCTAACACTACTATATCCGATGGCTCATCCATATAAGTTACTCCTGGATCACGACAGTTTTGACCTCTCATATAAGGTCTACAACGATCTACTTGATCACCTACTTGAACAACTATAGTATTTCCTCCAATCCATTTTACTTTATGAAGATGTTCATATAGTTGTTGAACTGTTTTTTCATCAGTAAAATAGTATTTATTATAAGGTATCACTCTTGCAATCACTAAACTTTGCAAAGCTAACTTCAAATCACCATGTATATCTCCAATTCCAATAACCCTCTGATTCTTTTCTATCTCAATAAAAACAGGTGGTCGAACATCAGGATTACATTGTCCATTCCCATTAATATCGGGTGTAATAATATTTTTAGAAATATCAAAAGTCATATTAGACAAAGTGCTCTCTAAAGGAGTTTTACTGATTTTTGAACTTTTTGAAGAGGGTGAAAATGTATCAATATCATTTTGTCTTTTTTTGTTTTGCTTAGATTCCATCTACTTATAATAATAACTACTATTTAAAAATAGTTTAGATAAATAAAATTATAATAAATTAATTTTTTATAAAATCCTTCGCTTTTTCAAATATATATTCTGATGTTGTAGCAATTGTTCCTTATTTTTATTTAAAATATTGTTTCTCATATCAATGAAGACAGTTGGTGAATTATTATTTTTTATGTCGGGAACTGAGATGCATTTATCAAATATATCTTCAAAAACATCTTGAAAATAGTTAAAACGATCCATCTCTTTTTCATTCGTTTTTTCTGCAATACTATGTGCAATTAACTCCCCACATGCTTTTTGACACATTTTTTTATAATAAAGTGGTTTCTGCATAATAGAAAACCATAAAAATTTTATGGAAAGACTTGGATTAAAATTAGTATCGTAATAAGGAAGACCCATCCTCAGAAAACATTCAAAATCTTTTTGAACATTCACCCAATTTGATTTTTCAATAATATTTAGTTCAATAACTTTCTTTGCGAATGACTTTTGTATTTTTATTATTCTTTTTATTTCTGTGTCAGAAGGGCATTCAACTTGTGGAAGAAGATTAATCGCATATTCTTTTCCATCAATTTCATCATTATAAATTTGTGTAATTACTTTTAAATAAGAGTTTGCACAATCTAGAATATTTAGTTTATCTTTAGTAGAAAATCTAAATTTAGTTACACCTCCTCGTGTGGCATAATAATGATCAATTTGAATATGATTTTTAAGATTATTTTTTAGAATGAACTTTTTTTTGCATAGTGTAATTGGACACAGCAACATATGATCATTAATCATGTTGCATGTAGAATAATCACAATCCACATCCATTGTGACAATCAAAAATGATTGAATAATTATATTAGAGTGTATATATATATTCAATTTTTAAATATACCCATTTGGGACAGGTTGTTCTGGTTTATTTGAATATTTAGGATAAAGTTTTTCATTGTCTTTTGGAAGTAATTTAACTCCTGCATATTGTGGTTCTACAAAACTGCTAAATTCACCTATATTGTACCCTTTTGGAGAATTAGTATCATCTGTTGCTACATAATACACAGTTTTATATCCTTTCCCTGTTAAACACTCTGTTTCTATTTTATCTTTTTTTAAATTATTTACATTTTCTATTTTCTTTGTTTCTGGAATTTCACATGGTTTTTTATTAGAATTTTTTATTAGTTCACTAGATCCTTGAAATCCTTCTTTTATTGCATTATTTTCTTTATTTTCTTTAAAAGAACTTTCTTTAATAATAACCTTCGTTTCTGGTACTTTTATAGGTGGAATATTTACAGATATGTTATTTATTTTTCTATCAATTACAGAAACAATTTTCAAACCCAAAAGTATGGCAAAACTCATAAAAAAGAGAATAATTATCAAAATGTCTATACCTGTTATATCTCTCATGTATATATATTAATGAGACATATATTAAAAATTATATAATTATATATTTTAATTTAGTTAACTTATTCTTCATCAAAGTTAGCATAAAGAGTATCTTCTGAATATCCTGTAACTTCATCATTTTCTTCTCTTCTCATGTGTTCAACAGGTTCTTCAACATAGCTAGGATAAAAGTTATTTCTATAATCAGCTTCATCTTGTTGAAGATCTGTTGGTGCAGGTTGACTAGATGAACCTTTTCTATTGTCTCTCACAGATTGTTTACTATTGTAGTTTTCAACAACATGTTGAAGATCTCTATTGACAGCATATCTATTTACTGTTTGGAGAGTTACTAAGACGGCAAGAGCGGCAACAACTGCAACAGTTGCATTTTGTTTAGCCAAATACGCAATTGCAAAAAATACAAGAAATCTAAACCATGTCTTTTCAAATAAATTAGCTACGCTTTGTGGAAGTCTTGGGGCAGCCATTGAAGCGTATGCGACAAGGAATACAATGAGTGCAGTTGATACATACTCATTATTAAGTCTTAGAGCATCCATCATGTTTCTTACAGTATTGTTAAATCGTTCCATTTATAGTATAATATTGAAAATAAAATAAAAAAAGCTTAAATCTATAGTTAAAATTATATATAATGAAAGATATTCAAAAGAAGTTATCTCATAAAGTTTTAACCAAAAGAGGTTATATTCTTAATAAAAAAAATTTAACTCAAGAAGAATTAAAAAAAATTAAAAAAGATTTAATAGTTTCACCCAAAGTTATGGATTACGGTGAACCTGTAAAACCTTTTGAAGTTTATAAAGAAGATAAAGATTTTATCTGTGTTCCTAGATTTTATGGAGTTGATAACTATGGCAAAGAAAAAAGAAAAGTAGAACTTAAAGGTGAACTTGTTAATTTTAAATTTAATGGTGAACCAAGAGATATACAAAAACCTGTAATAAATAAAACTATAGATGTTTTAAAAGATCGTGGTGGTGGAATACTTAAACTCTATTGTGGATTTGGCAAAACAGTTGTGGCAATATATATCGCTTCTCAATTAAAAGTTAAAACTCTTATACTTGTTCATAAAACATCTCTTCAAAATCAATGGTATGATCGTATTAAATCCTTCACTAACGCCAAAGTTGGATTAATTCGTCAAAACAAAATTGATGTTGAAGGTAAAGATATTGTTGTTGGTATGTTGCAAAGTATTGCTATGAAAGACTATGATCTTGGTATTTTCAAAGATTTTGGATTAGTTGTTTGTGATGAATGTTTCACATATGATACAAAAATAAAAGTTAAAGAAAATGGTAGTGAAAAAATACTAAAAATAGGAGATGTTTATTCATTAATGCAATACTCAAATAAAATATTTAATAAAATAGGAAAACAACCAATTATATTAGAAGCATTGTCTTTTAATGAAAATACTCATGAATTGGAGTATAAATCCATAACCAATGTTAATAAAAACTATAAACCCATAATAAAACTAATTTTTAATAATAAAACTTATAATTGTACATCTGATCACAAATTTTTAACCATTTACGGTTATCATCCGGCATACTCTTTACAAAATAAACCCATTATTTCTCAAAATGGATTAAAGTTTTTAAATTCAACAGGATTACAAATATTTTATGGATTATACTTATTGGGCAGTATTAAAATTATTAAACTTAATTTAACAGGTGGGTTTTTTAAAATAGATTTTACTAATTCTAAAAATGGATGTTTTAATAGTGGTGATTCTACAGATTATAATAGAGAGTATAAAAATTGGATATTAAAACTTTTTGAAACTGAGAATTCTCAAGCAAAGACTTGTATTTCAAATGTCATATATTTTGAAGATTATAATCATATAATAAAAGAAAACGAGTTGAATAGAGATGATATAATTAATAACTTAGATATAGTTGGTTTAAGTTTTGTATTACACACTACTTTAATTGATTATAACATTGGTGCAAAAACAAATGATAAATTATCAGAAGTATATTTAAACTTTTTAACACATCAACAAGCCAATATTTTTAGTAATAGATTAACTCTTAATAATGTTAATAACCGTTTTGTAGTAGATAAATTTAATAATCATAAAATTGTTTTCGATATGGATACAAAAAAAAATAGTACTGAAATTATTGCCCCATATTTCCCCCAAAATAGAATCCACATTTTTGATGATACTATTGACACTTCAAAAATTAACTGTCACAAATTTAATCCTTTTGAAAATTATAAAGTAGAATTTGTAAAAAAAATAGTCAATGTAAATGTACCAAGACATGTTTTTGATATTACAGTTAAAGACAACCATAATTTTGTATTAGATAATGGTGTCATAGTACATAATTGTCATCATTTTGCATCAAGAGTATTTTCTCAAGCTCTTTATAAAGTTGGATCTAATTCGATGCTTGGACTTTCTGCAACTCCTTATAGAAATGATGGTTTAACAAAAATATTAAACTGGTATATTGGTGATATTATTTTTAATATGGAAAGAAAAGGTGACAAAAGAGTAATTGTTAAATTTATTGAATCTTATTATGAAGATAAAAAATATGTCGAAAAGAAACGTTGGATGAAAGGTGCAGGTGTTAAACCAAATGTTCCAATTATGGTCAATGATATAGTGCAAGTTAAAAAAAGGAATAGATTTATGGTTGACTGTTTAATAAATATTATTAACCAACCAGATAGGAAAATACTTGTTTTATCTGATAGAATTGCTCATTTAGAATCTCTTAAAAAAATGTTAGATGAAGATATCAAACAATTAGAACAAAATGAAGAATTAGAAAAAGACGAAGTTACCACATCATTGTACATTGGTAGAATGAAAACTTATGAATTAGAAGATGCACAAAAAGCTGATATTATTTTTGCAAGTTTCGCAATTGCATCTGAAGGTTTAGATATTCCTGATCTTAATGCTTTGATATTAGCCACTAGTAAATCTGATGTTATTCAATGCGTTGGACGTATTTTACGTAAACAATTAAAAGAAGGTGACATGCCTCCGATTATTATTGATATTGCAGATCAGTATTCTGTTTTTGAAAGACAAGGAAATAAAAGAAAAGAATATTATCAAAAAAAAAAATACACTATTGATAACTATTTTTGTTATGATGGTAAACTTACATCTAAAGTTGATTTTATTGATAAAACTTGCAATGAAGATTATGCAGAATTGTTTAGAGAAGATATGAGTGAAAGTGATGAAGTAGTTCCTGTTTTAAAAGATGCTTTAAATGATGGTTTAATTGATTAATAAATTTTGATTAATTTTTATTTAAAACACTTATAATATATTTATTAATAAATCATATGGATAGTCCTGTAAATGAAAATAATAAAGATTCGCAAAAAGTTAATATTCCATGGATAATTCGATTTACACCTACTACCGTAGAAAAATTAGCTATCAATAGAAATATTAAAACAAGTCTACAAACAATGGTTGACAATAGAGAACCACGTAATTTAATTTTTTGTGGACCCTCAGGTGTCGCTAAAACTACGGCTGTAAAATGTTTAATTAAAGAAATCTATCGTAAAAATAAAGAAGGTGTATTATTCATTAACAGTTCTGATGATAGAGGTATTAAGATTGTTCAAGATACTATCGTTAGTTTCTGCAAAAAGAAAACTAAACTTGGTAAAGCTAAGTATAAATTAGTTGTATTAGATGAAGCGGATAGTATGACTTCTAATACTCAGTTATTAATAAATAATCTAATTGAAATATATAAAAAAAATACCAGATTTATATTCACTTGCAATGATTATACAAAAATTATAGAAGCAATTCAAAGTAGATGTGACATAGTTAGATTCTCTTTTTTAAGAGAAGATCAAATAGTAAAATGTTTAACAGATATTACTAAATCTCTTCAAATAAATGCCAGCACTAAAGCTCTTAAAGCAATTCATGCTGTTACACAAGGAGATATTCGTGTCGCTATTAATACTCTTCAATTAGTATATTCAAATTGTAAAGACACACAGATAACAGAAAAAAAAGTGTTTAATATGGTAAATAAACCTCAACCACAAGAAATGAAAGAGTTATTACTTTTATGTTATAAACAAGACCTTATGAATTCTATCAATAAAATAGATTACTTTAGAAATCAAGGTTATGCACCTTCAGATATTATTTTAAGCATGATGTATACTATTCGAAATTATATTAATAATGAAATAAATGAGGATACTAAAATGAAATTTCTTAAAAATATATCTGAAACATGTATGATTGTTAGTAGAGGAGTTGCTACGGAGTTACAATTGACTGCATGTGTTTGTAGACTTAATTTATAAAATTGATAGTTATTTATTTTTTTATTAAATTAAATGTTACCAAAAGAACTTATTAAGCGTTATAAGAGGATCTATATATCTGTATCCGGATTTATAGATGTTAGTAATTTAGCATGCTTATTGATTGATACAAAAGAGTTTCAAAGATTAAGACATCTTCACCAATTAGGAACTGGTTATTTTGTCTTTCCAAGTGCAAGTAATTCACGATTTGAACATTCTTTAGGTACTTATAATTTGGCTGATAAACTATTAAATACTATAAAAGAAACAACTTCAAAAGAAGTCTTACGAAACTGTTTAATGGATGTTCCTGAATTAAAAGAATATTATAAAAATTTCAAAAAAGAAGATGTATATTTAAATGATTGGATATGTGAACTTATTAAGTTAGCTGCATTAACTCATGATATTGGACATGGACCATTTAGTCATGTTTATGATGAATATATGCATCTTATTAAAAAAAGTAGAGAATCACATGAAGATCGTTCGGGAAGAATATTTTCAGATGTTATGGGTAAACATTTGACAAAATCAGAAATTAATTTTATTAAGATTCTAATTGAACCTCCAAAAGAAAGAAAAGGATTTATATACGAAATAATTTGTAATAAAAGTAATTCAATAGATGTTGATAAATTAGACTATGCTAATAGAGACACTTATTCTTTAGGTCTAAAAGAATCTTACGATATTTCTCCTTTAGTTGAAGATGTTAGAGTTATAAATAATAAAATATGTTATCCTGTTCAATTATCTTATCCAATTACCAACCTATTCACTCTGAGATATAGATTACACAAACAGATATGTTCTCATAAAACAGTTGTATCTTCTCAATATATGATATTAGATATTCTTAAATTTGTTGAGCATCGACTTGATTACGATTTTATGGATATGACTGACTATTTAGTTTTGAGTATCCCTCGAGCTTTCCGAATAAAAGAAGCTGTTAAAATTTTAGATAGAATTTACAATAGAGACTTTTATAAATGCATTGACAAGAAAGTTTTTAAAACTAAAAAAGAAAGAGATATCTATTATGAAGATAATTTAAAAAAATTAGAAGGTAATGTTAATTTTAGAATCCATCGAGGTGAAATTAGTATGTTCCCTAAAGATATATTAAACCCATTTGAAAATATTTACTTTTATGAAAGAAAATATCCTGATAAATGTTTTATACTAAATAAAGATCAAATAAGTTTCTTACTTCCTGAAAATTTTAGAGAATACTATATTTATTTATTTGAAACTTAGTTGTTAATTTTTATACTCAATAGAATCAACTAATTGATAAGATCCTATTTTACTGTCTTTATAATAAAGATCATAATTGTCTAAAATATTGTTTAAAAAGTTTTCAATAATGATATTTACAAAAATTAAATGAGAATCTCCTGGTACTACCAGTATATTTGTATTTTTACAACCAACTAAGATTCCTGCAGTTAATTTAGTGTCCCAAAGATTGCCATCTGCGACTATGCCTTCACTTTTTGAAAAAAATACATATCTATTGGAATTATTATTTGAAAATTCTATTATTTCTCTTATATTATCTATACTTTTTGGAGTTCTCTTTTTTTGAATTGACTTATGATAAGTAATATTTATATCACTATTAATTAATTGTGGTGACGAAACAATACATAAACCTTCTATTATAGTTGATAATCTAAGTGATTGATAACCACCCATGCCTTCACCCATTAAAATTATTCTATTTATATTTAAAATATTTTTTAATCTATTTATTAGTAATCTAAATGGTTCATTTCTATCTTTATACCACATATTAGTATTATCTCTGAATTGTATAAAAGGACCTGGATATGTTTTTATTGTGTTTAATGCCCAAAAATTCTCAGCATAGTTCGAACAATAAACTAATAAACTATTTTTATATTTTGGATCTTCATTTATCGATTTACTCCAAATTGCTACTGTGTCTTTATTATTTAATTCCTTTATTTTATCACCATTTATAACATCTCTACTAATTTCTATTGGATTCATATCATAGAGATTTATTTGATAATTAGATAGCTTTTCTATATCCTGATCTGTTAATCCTAAGTTTTCTTTTATTCTATTTTTATAAAGGTTGTTTTTTTGTTCATCTTTAAAACAGTAATTATTTTCATCTAAAAAACCACCAATTGAATATAAATTAAGTTTTTTTTGAAGCTCATTTAATTTGGTTTTATATTTTTTATATTTTAATTTGTATATATCTCCACCTAATTGGGTCGTATTTGGATTAAAATCAATGATATTTGATGTTTCAGGTCCCCATTTTAACAAATCATTTTCTGTAAACATATGTTCGAATTTTCTATTTATAATATCTGTAACAGTTGGTATTGAAATAAATTCAGGAGTGTTGATTATAAAACCAAGATGGGTGAATTTTGAAACATATACTATTTTAGTGTCAGATTTTATTTTCTTTAATAACTGATCAAAGTTCTCATTGAAATTATTTTTTAATAATATTGCTCTACCATCAAGAATAATATTAATTTCACAATTGTCAAAAGATTTTTTTATTGCTTTATTAAATCCTAGCACTTTGTTATCACCACATTCATTAAAATTAATAAATTCTACTTTTTTTACTCTAAAATAACGTTTAATATCTATCTCTAAATCTACTATGTATCTTGGATATTTAGAGTTGTAAATAATTATGGCATTATCTATTTCCATATAATATAAATAATATTATATTTAATTTTTTGATAATCCAATGACTATTATCTTAATTATTTATCTGTTTGTCTCTTCTTAAGTTCAAAGTATTTCGCTTTATATTTTTTGTATTTATTATAGAAATTAACTGATCCTCCACTCATTGATTGAGTAAAGTCATCACATGATATTCTTTTCATCATATCTTTTAAAGCTAACCCATGTCTTTTTATATATTCAATCATAAAAAGTCTCATTTCATCTGATGTATATTCTGCTCCAAATGAGTCTTTGTTTATATGGCTATATATAACAGTTTTTTTTGTATATGCTGATTCAGGTTTATATTTATTTAAAGCGTCTATAATATTTGTTGGAATTGTCAGTTCAATGTCATTAATTTTAAATTTATCATTTTCTAATACAAATTGAGTTCTTAGTTTGAGAGGTTCTGGATTTTTATTTACTAATTTTCCATCTGTTTTTATATATGGCATAATATCTATCCATGGTTCCGCTGAATATACTGAATCTCCAAAAGAGTAGTTTTTTGTTAATCCTATTTTCTTTTTAATTTTTTCATAATTACCTCTTTTTAATGATACTTTAATAAACCATATGTTTTCAGGATTAAAATTATCTACTTCTGATTTATCTTTTAATATAATAGTTCTCATATTATCGGAAGTATGCCATTTCCCATCTCCTATGTTTTCTCTTAATTTTTTATAAACACCTACTACAAGATTGGAATCTAAACATTTTCTCATTAAATCTTTTAATTCAGTGTAGTTTTCATCATCTGCATATCCGATATCTATATCATCATCCCATGGATAAGATGGCTCGCCATATTCCTTTAGTGATAAACTGTTTCCACTATCCATCATAAAAAAATTATTTTTACCGTCTATATTAATAATGCATTCAAGTAGTTTCCATGTTGTAGAATGAAATCGTGGATCTAATGTTGCTCCATAAATTTTTGATAAAAGAGAATATTCTTCTTCCTTTAGCTCAATCTCATTTAGAAGTTGAAGAAGTATTGTATTTGTTAATTGAAGTTCAGGATCTAATTTAATACCATTCGCTTCTTCCTCTTTTAATTCTTCTTTTGGTATTAAGGATGCAAAATCTTTAGATTCTACATTATTATTCATTAGAATTGATTGTAATTTATTTTTATAAATATAATATACTTCTTCCATTTGTTTTATTTTAACATTATATTCAGGACTTTCACAATTAATTGATGGATTTGTTCCTACACTCCCATATCCACTATATCCTCCATAACCACCTATAAGATTTAATGCCTTATTCGCTACACACTTTTCGAAATCTTTATTTGTTGCAAATCCCCAATAAGGTTCAAAGAAGAAGTTTCTTGGATAAGCATATTCATCAAAAAATGTCAAATGTATTTTTTTAATATTATCATCACATAAATTTATTGATTTATTTATTACAGATATTATGAATCCCCATACTTCTTGCATTGCTCTTCCTTCAATTCCATATACGGGATGACTATTATAATATCTATTAAATAAATAATCTGTATTATTTGGAAGTATAATTCTACTTTGTGATGGACTCCAGCCATCCATTTGTGAAAATACATGATTAAATAAAACTTTATTTAATTGTTCATTAGTCATTTTATTATCTGAGTATTTTTTCATATATTTAATAAGTGTCAAATAATAGGAATCTCTAAAATTATATTCAGTGTCCACTTTTGATTCTACCATATCGTATAAAGTACTTATGTAAGACATATAAAAATATTTAGTGGATTTTTTATTTGGTATACTATTAAATAGTGGCAATAAACAACAAAATTTATTATCTCCTTCTCCAAAAAGAAATTTTTGCAAATCTTTTACATTCCATCTTATATTTTTTTCATCCTTTATTTTACTTTGAAATTCTATAAATGAATCACTTAATATTTTATTAAAATTTTCTTTTTTATCAGAATCCATTAAACTTACATACATGGAGTAAAATAATAGTAATGGATTGAAGTCAAATTTAATGGCTAAAGGTTGTAAATCTTTATTTTTAAAACCCCCAAATATGAGATCTGTTAATATAATTTCATCTGATCCATATGAACCTTTTTGTTTTAAACTTGAGCTTTTTGTTCTATCCAAAAAATTTGTCTCATTATCATTAAATTCTAAAAAATAAGTAAAAATATCATCAAATGAATAATGGACTCTATATTTACTTGGCTTAATACCCCAAAAGTAGGCAATTATAGAAAAAGGATATTGTGTTAATGCATGAGTTGGAGGTTTATAGTTAGGTATAAATAAATAAGTTATCGATTTGGATGAATTTTCAAAACTTTTCCACATTTTCGCATGTTCGTGACTTAATGATATGTCTGCATCTATCATATAAACTAAATCTTTGGTTTGATCCAATGAAGCATGAAATCTATAATTTGTACCAATTAAACCAACCGGATACCCATTATCATCTTTTAATGATTCTGTTTTTAGTTTAACATTAAAAAGCTCAACATAATCTAAATTATTTAATTGAGATAAAAAAATATTAAATATTTCACCTTCATCTCTTCCTTCAAAAAGTGTCATCCATTTGTTTATATCTTGATCATTGAATTCTCCTTTGTATGAGTAAGAACTCTCTTCACCTATTGGTTTTTTAAACACTTGATCTCTTTTTAAAAATTGATCATCAAAATAAAGTCTATAACCCCATTCTCCACCCATTATGTTTTGAATGTTATTTATGGTACATAATAATCCTGAAAGATACTCGGGTAAACGATTATTTCTTTTAAAAGTTCTGAAAAGACTCCCTGATACAATCTTCTTTTTGTTATTTCTTTTCTTTTTAATAATATAATGAACTCCTTCTTCTTTATCATTATAATTAATAGGATCAGGGAAAAATGGATCTAATTGGTGTAATTCATATTGTGACTCAGATTGTTGTGGAATAGGTTTTATTGGTTGTTTTCTTAATATATCTGTGTTAAGTCTATTTCCTAAAATATCATTAAAAAGTTTTTTTAGTTCTTCATCATCCGGAGGCATAAATATATTTCTATTCAAAAGTTCATTTAATTTATTTGTTAAATTGTTTGATTCTTCTTTTGTCATAGAATTATCTCTATTTAAATCATCTACTTTTGTAATAATACCTCTAAATTCAGCATCATCACCAGGAAAAATAATATTCCTTTGAGGATCTAATAGATGGTCAAGTTTGTCTTGTATACTCATATATAAAACTAACTTATAAAATAAATTAAAATATAATAAATTAAATTTTAAACTATAATATTTTCAAATAACACTATATAAAATACAAAAAAAGCTTCATTGAGCTTAATTTAATTTAGTTTTGATCTTACTTTCATTAAACAATTCCCAAGAAGATTCAAACCCCATTTAGACTTGTCTTTAATATTTGGATCGTTATAAAACATTCCTA